AGCCGAGATTGAGAGTTCGATTCTCTCACGGTCCACCATAGATATATAAGTATACGCCCTATTAGTATAATGGCATTACACCGGTTTTGTAATCCGGGTACGGGAGTTCGATTCTCTCATGGGGCACCATCTTTTTGCAGTCGGATAGTAACCGTGTTAGGGTCCACCTAACATTTACGTGGGAATCGTAATGACTGCTCCATTTTTCTCCGTATAGCGTAACCTGGTAGCGCCCCTGCTTTGGGAGCAGGTAGTGGGGGTTCAAATCCCTCTACGGAGACCATTTTTATTCCCCTTAAGCAAACTAGGTGTAGGCGGCGGACTGTTAATCCGTGAAGCGTGGTTCGAACCCACGAAGGGGAGCCAATTATAAGGAGTGTTAAATATGAGTGACGGTGGCAAAGGTTCAAGTCCTAGACCATATAGTGTATCTCAAGAAAAGTTCGCTAGTAATTGGGATGCAATATTTGGTAAGGATAAGAAATCGAAACAAGAGAAGGCTCTTGATGAGTTGGCTCGAATTTCGGATGAGTTGGGACTCCGCTATGATGATGTGGAGAATCCATTAGTAAAGAAATAATATCTCAGTAGTGTAATGGCAGCACAACGGTCTCCAAAATCGTTTGTGAGGGTTCGAGTCCTTCCTGGGATGCCAATTTAAGGATTGATATGAAAAATTTCGACATTCAAGCGGTAAAAGAATTCTTAAAAAAACAAGGACCAGATACTAAAGTTTATCTTGGTGCAGATTCAGAAAGAGTTCGTGTTGATGGTGTATGGTATGCAGATTATGCTTTGGCTGTCGTAGTTCATATTGATGGCCGTCATGGCTGTAAAATCTTTGGTTATGTTGAACGTGAGTTAGATTATGACCATAAAAAATCTAAACCTGCTATGCGTTTGATGACAGAAGTATATAAGGTTTCAGAATTGTTCCAAAGTCTCCAGGAAGTTCTGGAAGACCATCATGTTGAAGTTCACTTAGACTTGAACAAAGAAGACATTTATGGTTCATCCTGTGTTGTCCAACAAGCAATTGGATATATAAAAGGCACTTGTAACATGACACCAATGGTTAAACCAGATGCTCCAGCAGCATCATTCTGTGCAGACCGTTTGAAACGTATTCTGGCAGAACAAGAAATGGCAGAAGCATTGTAAGATTAAAGCGGGATTAGTTAAATGGTAGAACGGGACCTTGCCAAGGTTCGGACACGAGTTCGATTCTCGTATCCCGCTCCAGTTCTTTAGAATAGTCCGGCACGGACCGAAAGGCCGCACCAAGTATAGCTGGAATTTACCAGTGAACCGGAAAGGAACAGCCGGGTACGGACGTCACGAGGATAATAAGTCCTCACCTATTCTATGGTGGTTATAGTGTAGTGGAAGCACCCGACTCTGTGAAAGTCGTAGTATGGGATCGATACCCATTAATCACCCCAAATTTGCCTGGTTGCGTAGAGAGGTGATACGTCTCCCTTACAAGGAGAGCGATGTTGGTTCGAGTCCAACACCAGGTACCAAATTCGCCTCGACACACGGCGTACAAAAGGACAAATTGTGTGTCACCTGCTCTCATAGTATAATGGTATTACACATCCTTGGTAAGGATGAGAACCAGGCTCGTTTCCTGGTGAGAGCACCAATGCAACTCTAGCTGATGTGGTCATAGCGGTGGTCTGAAGAACCATGGAAACAGGTTCGATTCCTGTGGGTTGCACCAATATATAAGAATACACTTAATTATGCGGTTGTGATGGAATTGGTATACGTATCGGACTTAAAATCCGAGTTTTGTGGGTTCGAGTCCCACCAGCCGCACCATATAAATAGTATTGCGGGGTAACTCAGTAGTAGAGTGCCGGCCTCATAAGCCGGAAGTCGATGGTGCGAATCCATCCCCACGCAACCAATAATGCGGGATTAGTTTAATGGTAAAACGAAATCCTTCCAAGTTTTAGTCAGCGGTTCGATTCCGCTATCCCGCTCCAATTTAAAGGATAGTATATGGCACACATGGTAAAAATTCAAAGAGTGATTAATGGTATTTTTGAAAGTAAAAACCATTTCATTGATTCGCTAGAAGCCGCAATCGCTTTTATTGAAAAACATCCAGATGCACATTGCAGAATCTTTGATGAGAATGGCGAACACAAACATGAACGTCATCCTGTAGGAACAGTCTCTATTGATGTTCCTGCCAGTTTATCTGCAACAGTAGTATAAATTACTTGTTGGCCAAAGGATTGTCCACGGCCTTTTGAATCTTGGCGTCAACTTCTCTCTTTAGTGTTTCCACTTCTTTATTAATTTCTTTTTTGGTTGTATTCAAGTCTGTAGAGATTTCTCTACGAGCATCAGCCATTTCTTTACGGATGGCATTCACTTCTGTACGTGCTTTTTCCAAATCTTCATGTACATCTTTACGTGCTTGACGCATTTCTTGTTCTGTTTCACGTTGAGCCTGTTTAACACTACGTTCAACTTGTTCAGTAACTGATTCATTACGGCGAATATCGTTCTTCAAATCAACTTTGATATCACGGGTATAGTCACTAGACTTTTGGCTGTTTTCTTCAATAACTGCTAATCGTTTATCAAAACCAGATAGGTCTGGTGCAGTATATTCAGCAATCTTTTTCTTCATGCCAATGTAGTCTTTATAGACTTCAAAGCAACCATACAAACCACCAAGCAATGAAGATGCAAGTGTGAATGCAACCATCAGTTTTGCTGGTGTGAATTCATAACCACCGATGCTGATAACGGTGTCTTTACTTGCATACTTTTTGACTGCAGCTTCTGCCTCATCAATTTTTGCGTTAACGTTTTTAATTTCTTCTGACATTTTAGTCTCCTTATTTTACGTACTGTAAATCCACCATTTCACGGTGTTTGTTGTCGTTAGCCAATGACCTGAATGCTCTTACATTATCAACAGTTCTTTGATTTCTATACACTTCTTTAGGTGCATAAAATGATGCATCTTTTAATGCAAGAGTTAAATAACTTCCGTATCCTGTTGGCGTTTTGGCCATTTTGTTAATATCAACGCCACCAGCAGCTTCGTTGTTTTCTGCATTCTTATTAACTACTGGTCCCGTGTTTACTGTTGTATTCGTTGATGGTACAACAACTTTATCATTCAAGACTTGATTTATTGGACCAAATCTGTCCAATACTTGTGTAGGTGTTAATAGTGCTACGGTACTTGTGCTTTGTGTCACACTTTGCTGTGGTTGATAATATGTAGGTGGAGGTGTTGTTAGAGCTACATCAAAAGTTGTAGTAGGTGCTGTATATGGTTGAACTGTTGGTTGTGCAGGCGGCAATAAACTATACAATTGATTTGTTGTAGTATATTGTTGAACCGCTGTATTGTTTGTAACATTTTGTTGGATTGCTGCAGCAGATTGTGTATTTTGTGGTGTATTATTGACGGGTGGTGCAGTATTAGTAACAGTTTGTGTTTGGGATGGTGATATCATTGCAACTGTTGTACCTGTTGTTGATGATATTACTTGATTAGAAATAGTGGATGCTTGTGTTGTTATTGTTTGTGTAGTTGAACTTGATGAACCAGACTGGTCTTGTTTTTGACTAGATGTTGTTGTAGTAGGACCTGCTGCAGCAATTGCTGTTGAGTTAGCTGATAAACCTTGACTACTGGAATTGTTTGAGTTACTTGTTGTTGAATTTGAACCAGAAGGAGAACTAGGTCCACTTTTCACTGCTGATTGTGCAGCTGTTACCGAGTTTGCTGTTGCGGAAGCTGCAACACTAAGTGCAGTTTGTTGTGCTTGTGTACCGGCTTGTTGTGCTTGTGCTGTTGCAGCTGCAGCAACTTGCATTGCTACTGCTTGGTTTTGTTGTTGATTTTTTGCAACAACTGATAAACCTATACTGGTACCTGATGTAGATTCTTTATTTGAACCACCCGATGGACCTGCTGATGCAGTTACTGGTCCTCCTGCTGGTGCAGGACCTGCTGCCGGTGCTGGACCAGCATTACCTCCACCTGATGCAGGTGAATTTTGTGCATTAGAACCATTTGAGTTTGGTGAGTTGTTTGATGCTGGTGGCGGAGGACTTGCCGCAGCAGGAGGCGCTGGTGCTGAAACAACATTGGCTGCAATACTTACAGAACCAATTGGTGCACCACTTGTTGCAGAAGTTGTAACTGGATTAGTGTCATTCACAACATTTGAACCTGAATTAGGTGGCGGTGGAGGAGGTGTAGCCGCTGGAGGTGGTGCAGGTGCAACTGATGCGGCTGCAACTGTTGTTGATGTATTATTTGTTGCGGCCGCAGTTGCCGCATTAATTGCATTTTGAGTTGATTGTTTAGCATATGCTGCAGCATAACCAGTGCAACTTGTACTACTTAATGGATTTGTTGTACATGCATCAGGCATAACAATCAAACTCGCATTCATATTGTAAATAGATGAACCTGTGCCTTGTACACTTGCGCTAAAGTTAAAATTGCCTAATGAATTTGTATTAACTGCTGATGGTGTTAACAATTGATAACTGGCAATCTGTGCACCTTGAGATGGACCATTTAATTGGTATGTTGTACCTCCAATACCTCTTGTGCTACCACCTTCTATTGCCACACTAACAAGACCTGTTGATGCAGTTGTGGGTAAGTTGTATGTAAATCCATAGTTAATACCATACAGTGATAAACCGGAACCACTATTAGACAATGCAGTTGAAATAGCAAAAGAATTACTTACTGGATTATTTGGTGTAGCAACCGCAGTAGGATTAGGAACTAAATTAGCACTTGTAAGAAGGCTACTAAATCCAGAACAACTAGGACTATATGCAGGATTTGCAGTACATGGGTTTACTGAGTACAATAAATCAAATGAGTTCACATGAACTCTTGGACCATAATAACCTGCCCAAAAGTTTTGGTCTTTACCCGTAAAACTAACAATTATTTTACTAGCTTGGCTCAAATCGTATTGATTGGAAAACATTTGAGTGCCAGAAAATTGTTGAAAAGTTCCGGTTTGTGTGTTTACTTGACTGTAATTATAGTTGTAACTTTCAAGCGTATTACCACTTGTTCCAATCAACGAAACATTACCTGAAAGCGTACCTCTATTACCTCCACCGTTGGATAATTCATTATTGATACCCCATGAATAACTATATCCAGACAGTTGAATGCCTGTACCTGCACTCGCTAATGCTTGGTTGATTGCTACTGTTTGACTAACAGTTTGTGTGGTATATCCAAAAATAATATTACCTGTACTAGGATTATAAGCAGGTGTGTAACCGCCACTATAACCACCTGCTGCACCAGTAACAGTATTGTTCCATGGCAAACCACCACCCAAGTTGAGCACATTCCCAGAACTTGTTACACTAAGTGCACCACTGGTTGCATTTATAGTGGCCGCATCTTGGGCAAAGACTATGCTTGCCACCATCAACAAAACAAAAAGGACTAACCTTTTCATTTTAGTCCTTTAGACCAATTGTTGGAACCTTTTCTGGATGTGCTTCCCATTCTTCTCTTGCTTGGTCACCAATTTTGCCTTCATATGGGCAAGGTGTTCCTGCTTGTAACATAGCATCAAATACACGGCGGTCTTGACACATAGTAGCTACTGCGGCCACTTTCATACCCATATCAAATAATGTTTTAGATAGTTTCAAGCGTTCGCAATTACCATCACGCATTGTGCCACCTAAACTTAAACCAAATACTTGAGTTTGTGTTCCACCACTAACACCAGTAACGCAAAGGTCACTACCAACTGACATCATTGCAGGTGCAACAGCTGTTGGAGGTGGTTGATGAATTGTTTGGTCAATCTTAGAAATATTTGAGTTATTATTATTGTTAGTCAATGTACCACTTTGGATATTTTGATTGACATTGTTGTTTGAACTTGTGCTAGTGTTTGTGTTATTGTTTTGGTTAACATTGTTATTATTACTTGTGCTTGCACTCACATTGTTATTATTGTAAGTCATTGTGCCAGTATTCACGTTGTTATTTGTGTTTACGTTGGTATTGCTGCTAGTACTTGTACTTGTATTCACATTGTTATTATTATTTGTATTGTTGCTGGTACTTGTACTCACGTTATTATTATAATTGGTATTCGTACTTGTACTTGTGCTTACATTGTTATTGTTATATGTCATAGTACCACTATTAACATTATTATTTGTGTTTACGTTATTGCTGGTACTTGCACTTGTATTAACGTTATTGTTAGTGTTTGTATTGGTACTTGTAGTAGCATTGACATTGTTGTTATTATATGTCATAGTACCAGTATTGTTAACTGTACTTGTATTGACATTATTGTTATTGTATGTCATAGTACCGCTGTTTACATTGTTATTTGTATTAACATTGGTAGAGGTACTTGCACTTGTACTTACATTATTATTGTTGTTTGTATTGGTTGCAGTACTTGTATTGGTATTAACATTGTTATTATTATTTGTAACAGTACCACTTTGAATGTTATTGTTGGTATATGTAACACCACCACTCATTGTGTTATTGTTGTTATATGTCATTGTACCGTTGTTGGTATTGACATTATTGTTGGTCACAGAACCACTTTGAACGTTATTGTTATTATTGTTATAAGTGATAGTGCCACTATTAATGTTGTTGTTTGTATTAGTACTGGTAGAATTTACGGTACTGGTACTGGTTGCAGTACTGGCTGACGTACTGTTGTTATTTGTATTAACAGTAGAAGTACTGGCACTGGTACTATTAGTATCAACAAGTGAAGATGAACTATAAGCACCACCAGTTAAACTAGCTGATTGATTGATTAGTGGGTCAGCGGCAATAGAAGCAATACTAAATGCTGATAGTATAGAGGCCGCAAGCAGTTTTTTGAAATTCATTTCATTTCCTTCTTTATTTTTGTGGAATAATGGCAAAAATGACACAAGTAGGTTGCCTACTCAACTGAATTCATATATAATCGCTTACCCTATTATTTATACGAAAAGGTTTGTCATGGAAATTATTGCACTAAAACTTATTACTGGCGAAGATGTACTTGCCGAGGTTCAAACCGAATCTGAAACTGAATTTGTTCTTGAAAATCCTGTTGGAATTGCTGTTGTTCGTTCTGCGTCTGGCCAACCAAATGTTGGTTTTGCTCCATTTCCTTTACATGCGGAACAAGTTAAAGGTTCCACAATTACGCTTGCCAAAAAGCATATTGTGTACTACTATGTGCCAGCCGAAGACTTTATCACCAATTACAAACAAGTTTTTGGTGCCGGCATCGTTCTCCCTAATAAACAACTAATTGTCTAATGAATTTTTATACTAATGTACAATGCTTCGGTAATGCGATCCTTTACCGAGGCGTTATGAATGGTAAACGTGTGAAACAACGCATCGATTACCAACCATCTCTCTACATTCAACACAAAAACGGTAAACTTAAATCTCTAGACGGTACTCCGCTTCTACAAAAGAAGTTTGATGATATCAAAGAAGCAAGAGAATACATCAAAAAGTTTGATGGTGTATCTGGTGGACCTAAGGTCTATGGAAACACCAGATATGAGTATGCATTCATTGGTGAACAGCATTCCGACATGGTTGATTGGGACCAGGATCACATTCGTATCGGCGTAATCGATATTGAAGTCGGTTCTGAGAATGGTTTCCCTGATCCATATCTGGCTAACGAACCTATCACTGCAATCTGTTTGAAATATTTAAATGGTATGACACTCGTCTTTGGCTGTGGTGATTACCAAGTTCAAGGTGAAGAAATCTATATCAAATGTAAAGATGAGTGGACACTTTGCAAGAAATTCATTCAACATTGGGTCAATGATACACCAGATGTTTTGACCGGCTGGAACACCAAGTTCTTTGATATTCCATATTTGATTAATCGTTTCCGTAAGATTCTTGGCCAAGATGAAGCCAAGTTGTTGTCTCCATGGAAATACATCGGTGAACGAAACACCATTATCAATGGTCGTTCTATGATTGCATACGATATCATGGGTGTTGCATCACTTGACTACATCGAACTATACAAATGGTATGCTCCTGACGGTAAATCTCAGGAGTCTTATCGTTTGGATGCTATTGCAAACGCAGAAATTGGTGAAAGCAAATTGTCATATGATGAATTTGATAACCTACACGCTTTGTATCGTTTGAATTTCCAAAAGTTTATTGAATATAACATCAAAGACGTTGAGTTGATTATCCGTCTGGAAGATAAGTTGAAATTGTTGGAGTTGGCTCTAACTCTTGCATATGACACCAAGTGCAACTATGAAGATGTGTTTGCACAAACTCGTATGTGGGATGCTTTGACTTACAACCGTCTGATGCAAGATGATATCGTTGTGCCACCACGGGAAGTACAAGATAAAGATGGTATGTTTGAAGGCGCTTATGTTAAAGACCCACAAGTTGGTTTACATGAATGGGTTGCATCATTTGACTTGAACAGTTTGTATCCTCACTTGATGATGCAATACAATATCAGTCCTGAAACATTGATTGAGCCAGAAGACTATACAGATGAAATGCGTGAGATTCTATCACAAGGTGTAACCGTTGATAAGTTGCTCACTAAGTCGATTAACCTATCAAATATTGGTGATAAAATTACCATGACACCTAACGGTCAATTCTTCCGTACAGACTTCCAAGGTTTCTTGCCTAAGATGATGGCAGAAATGTATGAAGACCGTAAGAAGTTCAAAAAGATGATGTTGGTCGCAAAGCAGGAGTATGAGAATGAAAAAGACTCAACCAAAAAGTATGACATTGAAAAGCGAATTGCAAGGTTTAACAATCTTCAATTGGCCAAGAAAGTATCACTTAACTCTGCTTATGGTGCTTTGGGTTCTCAGTATTTTCGTTTCTACGATTTACGCATGGCACTTGGCGTTACTTCTGCTGGGAAATTAAGCATTCGTTGGATTGAGAACAAACTGAACGAATACATGAACAAGATTCTAAAGACTTCTGATGTGGATTATGTGATTGCGTCCGACACAGATTCAATCTATATGAAACTTGGTCCTTTGGTGAATAGTGTTTATGGTGCAGACGGTACTGTTGGACTTCCAAAGACTAAAGTGATTGATTTCATGGATCGTGTTTGTGAACAAAAGATTCAACCGTTCATTGACAAGTCGTATCAAGAATTGGCATCTTATGTAAACGCATATGCACAAAAGATGCAAATGAAACGTGAAGGTCTGGCAGACAAAGGTATCTGGACAGCCAAGAAACGTTATATCATGAATGTGTATGACAATGAAGGTGTTCGTTACAATGAACCAGACTTAAAAGTTATGGGTCTTGAAATGATTAAATCTTCAACTCCTGCCGCAGTTCGCACAAAGATGAAAGAATCTATCAACATCATGATTGCCGGCACAGAAGAAGATATGCACAAGTTCATTCAGGAGTTCCGTGAAGAATTTAAGAATCTGCCTGTTGAAGAGGTATCTTTCCCACGTGGTATTAACGGACTTTCAAAGTATGCGGATGCAGTCACTCTATATAAAATGGGTACACCAATCCATGTGAAAGGTGCAATCATTTATAATCACAATTTGGAAAAAATGGGTCTCACAAAGAAGTATCCCAAAATTCAAGAAGGTGAGAAGATTAAGTTTTCCTATCTGAAGAAGCCCAATCCTTTCAAAGATACCGTTATCTCTTATCCTTCTCGGTTGCCAAAAGAATTTGACATTACCAAATTTATCGATTATGATACACAATTCGACAAGACTTTTGTGGAACCGATTAAAGTTATCCTAGACTGTATCGGTTGGACCACTGAAAAGCAAAGCACACTTGATGACTTTTTTAACTAAGGAACACTATGAGTATATTAGACAAAATCAAAAAGAATAGTAGCATTAAAGATTCTGCTATTCTATCCAAATCAAAGTTCTTCACACAGAAAGATATGATTGCAACCGCAGTACCGGCAATCAATATTGCTTTATCTGGAAAGTTGGATGGCGGTTTAACACCAGGTCTTACAATGTGGGCTGGCCCATCGAAACATTTTAAGACTGCTTTTTCATTATTGATGGCCAAATCTTACATGGACAAATATCCTGATGCTGCACTGCTTTTCTATGATTCTGAGTTTGGTACTCCTCAATCCTATTTCGATTCTTTTGGTATTGACACTGATAGGGTGCTTCATACTCCACTTACTGATATCGAACAGTTGAAGTTTGACGTAATGAAACAACTGACAGAATTGGAACGTGGTGAACACCTAATCATTGTTATTGATTCTATTGGCAACTTGGCATCCAAGAAAGAAGTTGAAGATGCATTATCTGAAAAGTCTGTGGCTGATATGTCAAGAGCAAAACAAGTCAAGAGTTTGTTCCGTATGGTGACACCACACTTGTCTTTGAAAGATATTCCAATGATTGTAGTGAATCACACTTACATGGAAATTGGTATGTTCCCTAAAGCAATCGTTGGTGGTGGCACAGGTTCATATTACTCTGCCGATAACATTTTTATTCTTGGTCGCCAGCAAGAAAAAGAGGGAACCGAAATCACTGGTTACAACTTCATTATCAATGTAGAAAAGTCCCGTTATGTCAAAGAAAAATCTAAAATCCCTGTTTCAGTATCTTTTGACGGTGGCATTAGCAAGTGGAGCGGCCTATTGGATATCGCTCTCGAATCCAAACATGTGGTAAAACCAAGTAATGGTTGGTACAGCAAAGTAAATTCTGAAACTGGTGAAGTTGAAGAAAAGAAATACCGTGAAAAAGACACCAATACATCAGAGTTCTGGACTTCAATCTTGGCAGACCAAACATTCCAAGAATATGTTTCAAACAAATATGGTGTTGCTACTGGCAGCATCATGCAGGAAGAAGAATGATAGAAGGTGTGGATTACTGTTTCATTTATCCTAAGGGTGATGAGACTATAACCCACATCAAACTACTTAACGGTAGTTATAAGGATGTGGTGTTCAAATATGGTAAAGTAAAAATAACGGAAGAAGTTGATGGGCCCCATTTACATTTCGCTTTTGATGTGTTAGAATCACCAATCGTGAAGCCTAAAAAACTTATGGATGATGCCAAATTCAAAAACTATCTTGGTGATATGTTGGTTGAATTGATGAGTGACAATGTTGATGGGGATATTATTGATGAAACTAGAACAAACGATACTGAAGAACCTGATTTACTCAGATGAATACCTGAGAAAAGTTCTTCCTTTTTTAAAGAGTGAATACTTCACCGACCGAGCAGAAAGACTAATTTATGATGAAATTAAATCATTCACGGAAACTTACAATAATGCACCATCGCCTGAAGCGCTTGTATTGGCCGTCCAAGAAAGGCGAAATCTCACAGATGCAGAAGTGGAAAAGTGTCAAACTACTATCCAAGAAATTGAGAAAACTAAAGGAGAGAAATCCCAAATTCAATGGCTTACTGACAAAACCGAACAATTCTGTCAAGAAAAGGCCATCTATCAGGCAGTATTGGGGAGCATTTCTATTCTTGAAGGAAAAGACAAAACGCACGACAAAGGTCAGATTCCCAAAATACTATCAGACGCTTTAGCCGTAACTTTTGATACCTCAGTTGGCCACGATTATTTGGAGAACAGTGATGAACGATATGAATTCTACCACAGACACGAAGAACGAATCCCGTTCGACTTGGATTACTTCAACAAGATTACAAAAGGTGGATTACCTGGTAAAACTCTCAATATCGCTCTGGCTGGTACTGGTGTCGGTAAGTCTCTTTTTATGTGTCACGTTGCCGCTGGTGCTATGTCTCAGGGTCGTAATGTTCTCTACATCACAATGGAGATGGCTGAAGAAAAGATTGCCGAACGCATTGATGCAAATCTCCTTAATGTTACGTTGGATGATTTGACAAGTCTTTCGAAAGACATGTATGACAAGAAAGTTGCAAAACTAAAAGCAAAGACTACAGGTAAACTAATCATCAAAGAGTATCCAACTGCATCCGCATCCGCAACACACTTTAGGTCTTTATTGAATGAACTCAATCTTAAAAAATCGTTTCGTCCTGACATTATCTTTATTGATTATCTTAATATATGCTGTAGTTCTCGCATTAAAGCCGGAGCAAACATCAACTCCTACACCTACGTTAAGTCAATTGCAGAAGAACTGCGTGGCCTTGCCGTTGAATACGGAGTTCCAATTGTATCTGCTACACAAACAACACGTTCAGGCTTTACCAGTTCCGATCCCGGACTGGAAGACACAAGCGAGTCTTTTGGTTTGCCCGCTACCGCTGACTTGATGTTTGCTTTGATTACATCCGAAGACTTGCAAGAACTTGGTCAAATCATGGTGAAACAATTGAA